CAAATTTTTCTGTGTGTCGTTTCAGTTTACTCCAATCGTGAGAAAATGCATTTACACCCACGGCTGATTCAGCCAACTCGGGATGCATGTGCAAAAACCGAGCAATAGGTAGGAAATACTTACGTATATGCATTCCTAAAGCGACAGGCGCAGCCTGAAAGACACGAACCTTCTCAGAAGTGAGGGGAGTTGGTTCATCCTTGAGAGTAGCGGAAGTCACTGGATAACCTCTTTCATTCATTTTCCAGCAAGCTTCCATCCGATTGAATTCTTCAAGTACATGATCTTTCGGTGCTCTACTAACTAGGAGTTCTCCAAGTCTCTCCTCTGTGAAGTGCAGTTGCTCTCCACTTTCTGCTCTTTTATTCTTCTTCCCAAAGAGTGGGAACCCCATTCCTGTTGACATGGGCATTGGATCGATATATTTCTTTCCATCTATTCCACGAATGGTCTCCTCCATGGTGAGAGGTCTAATATCTTCCACCTTTTTATATTCGTCCATAGCTCTAAGAAGCGGCTCTTCATAGTCTTTTGAGCTTTCTTTAAGAGAGCAGGATCGAACATATCAGACGGATTAGAGAAATAATCGATGTTCGTATTGAAAGCCTTCCAATTAGGCTTCAATTTCGGACCACCATATTCTTTTGTAACGCCACATACCTCTTTGACATCTTCAGCAATAATGCTAGGTTGAACTTGTGTGGTTTGCTCAGACCTGACCTTAGTTGACCCAATAACATCCACAAACGCTTCCTTAGGAAGTTGTTGAATGTGGATGGCCTTTGGATGAGCCTCAGTCGAAGTAATCAAAGGAATATCGTATTGAGCATGTGGTAAGTTAGTAGCTTCAGCTGACAAAAAGCCAGCGTGTTCTTCCAACCATGCGTTACACGTTTTTGCCATTTGAGAGGTAATAGTCATAGCCACACCTTCGTGGGTTTGATTATTTCCTCCAATATGAAATCCTACAATACAGGGAGATTTGCTCTCACTAATGATAGGACTCATACACGATCCGGAAACGGCATGTTCGGATCTATATGTAGCACCATACATTTTTTG